ATCTGGCCCGCGCCAATCTGGCCGGCGCCGATCTGACCGGCGCCAATCTGGCCCGCGCCTATCTGGCCCGCGCCAATCTGGCCGACGCCAATCTGACCGGCGCCAATCTGGCCGGCGCCTATCTGGCCCGCGCGAAGCACGTAATTTGCGCCGGCACCGACCCGCGCGGATATCGATTCGTCGGTGTGACGCACGACGACGGCCCGCACGTCGCGGCCGGCTGCCGGTGGTTCACGCTGGCAGAAGCCCGCGCGCATTGGGGGAGCAACCCCGATGCGCTGGCTCGTGTCGAACTGATCGCGGCATGGGCCGCGCGAGAGAAGGAGGCGAAGTGATGCTGCACCTGCGCCAGACGTGCCCCGCGCGTGGCACGAATACCCTCTGGACCGGAGACGACCAATGAAGATCGAAATCGACCTCGACGACATCTTCCGCGACGAAAATGGAGAACCGGGGGAAAGCCTCGAAGAATCCATTCGCCGGCAGGTGACGGACCGCCTGACAGGCGACCTTCGCAAGCGTCTGTTCGACCGCTTTGACGTGCAGTTGTCCGAGATCATGCACGACCAGATCGGCGCGGTGATGAAGGAGAAGATGCCGCCCCTCATGGACGACATCTTGAACGCGACCTACGTGCCGGTCTCGACTTATGGTCAGCGCGGCGAACCGACCACCTTCCGCGATGAGATTATCCGGTCCATCACCGCCAATCTGAAATACGAACCGAAGACCTACAGTCGCGACGAAAACGCCTTTACGCAGGCGGTCAAATCCGTGGTCGAGCAGAAAACGAGTGCCATCAAGGCCGAGATCACCAAGCAGGTGGATACGCAATTCGCGGCGGATGCCCTCAAGATCGCGGTGGCGAAACTTGCCGAGCGGCTGGGATTGTCGAAATGACCCACACCCTCTCCACCGATTACGAACTCCCCCTCACGGTCGAATACCGCGTCACCTATCGCGGGCGCCCGGCGCGCCTCTACGGACCACCCGAGGACTGCTACGAGGCCGAACCGCCAGAATACGAGATCGACCGCATCCTGGTCTGCGGCGTGCCGATCCCGTACGACGCGCTGCCGGAGCCGGTGCGGGACTGGATGGACGAAGCGATCCGCGACGAACTGCCCGACGTGATCGTGGACGAGGCGGCGGACGCGGCGGAGTATCGGGCCGAGTGCCGGAGGGACGCGCCGTGACCTGCGCCCCTCCGCGCGAGACGCCATTCGGCACCCTGTGCGTGCTGCGGCGCGATGGTGAGGTGTGCGTCGGGCGGTGGGATACCACCGCGTACCAGTTCGCGCGTCCCATGAGGGGCGAGCCCAGCTGCACGGCGTTCTATTACCATCGCCCTGCCGTCGGCGGCTTCTGTTGCGGTTGGGTGTTCGCCGCGGTAATGCCAGAGGAAACGACAGAATGAATCGTGACACTCTCATCGAAGCGAAAAAGGAAGCAAAGCGGTTCCTCCGTCTGGCCCGCGTGCTGCTTGCCACGAAGGTATCTGTCTATAATCCTGAGGACCACACCTGCGAGGACGTGCCTTGGCGATCGTACGGCGCCCCCGCGCAACAGGGGGCCGTCCGCCGGGCGAGCCTCGACCTGACCCGCGCTCTTGCACGTATGAGGAAACCGATATGACCCCCTCCCTCCTTTCCGACGTGGACACCACCACCGTCCCGCTGTCGGTGCAGCTCGCCCGCGCTGCCTCGCAAGTGGCGGCGCTCCACATCTCCGGCGCGGCTCCGCCCTATCTCAGCCACGAGCTTTCCGGCCTCGCGCTGTTCCTGCTCGGGGCGGCGGATCGGGCGCGGGATCTCGAACACGCCGCGGCGCTGCGCCGGGTGCGGCGGCTGCGGCGCCCGCGGTCAGTCTGGGCCATGGTGCGACGGATGGCCGGGAGTCGCGAGCCATGACCGATACCGCCGTGTCCCTGGTGGAGGATCGCGCGATGACTGCGCCGACCCCGACCGATTCTATCCTCAGCGTGATCGAGCGCGCCGCGCGTGATCCCGGCGTTGATGTCGGCAAGATGCAAGCGTTGCTCGACATGCATGAGCGGATGGCTGCGCGAGCGGCGGAAATCGAGTTCAACCGTGCGCTGGCGAACCTCCCGGCATTTCGGGTCAAAAAAAACGGGCGCATCAACCTGATCCGCAAGGATGGAAGCGCCAGCGGCTCCATCCCGTTCGCGCGGTGGGAGGACATGGCGGCGGTGATCGAACCCCGCCTCGCGGCCGAGGGATTCCGCTTGACGTTCGACTCGACGCCGCGCCAGGGGGACGGGGGCGGCCTGCTGGTCACGGGAACGCTGTTGCACAAGAACGGCCATTCCCGATCCGCGACCCTCCCGCTCCCGCTCGACACCGGACCGGGGCGGAACAACCTGCAAGCCTACGGTTCGACGCTTTCGTACGGGAAACGCTACACCACAGAAATGCTGCTGAATATCGTGCGCGAGGGCGAGGATAACGACGGCGCCGGGGCGGATGATGGCGGCACGATCACGCCGGAACAGGCGGACGAGATATTCTCTCTGGTCCAGCGCACGAATACGGACCAGACCAAGTTTCTTGATTGGCTCGGGATTAATGCAATCGACCAGATTCCGGCTGCCGACTACGCCCGGGCGGTGAACGCGCTGCAAAAGAGGATCAGAACATGATTTTCCGCGATGTCGCGCAGGGATCGGCGGAATGGTTCGCGTGCCGCATCGGCGTGCCGACCGCAAGCGAGTTCGAGAGGATCGTCACCCCGACCGGAAAGTTGTCAAAGCAGGCGCACGACTACGCTTTCCGTGTGGTGACGGAACGATTGCTCAACCGCACGCTGGAATCCCTCGACCACCTGGAATGGGTCGAGCGCGGCAAGGACCTGGAAGGGCAGGCGATCGGCGCCTATGAGATTACCACCGGCTGCATCACCAGCCCGGGCGGATTCGTGACCACCGACGATGGCCGCGTCGGGGCGTCGCCGGATCGGATCGTGCGGAAAGGAGGCGATCCGGTAGGGTTGCTTGAGATCAAGTGCCCGTCGCCTCAGGTACACCTGCAATACCTGCTGGGCAGCCGCGAGGATGCCTACAAGCCCCAGGTCCAGGGCCAGCTTCTTGTGACTGGTCTGCCATGGGTCGATTTTTTCTCGTATTGCCCGGAAATGCCGCCGTTGCTGCGCCGCGTGGAACAGGATGAACCCTACATCGCCACCTTGCGGGAGGCGCTGGCCGAGTTCTGCGATCTTGCGGACCGGATCGAATCCCAGGCTCGGGCGCTGGGCAAGTTCGCGGCGCGGCGCCGTATCCTGACGCCGGCGACCGAGGCCGCGCGGGCGCTGAACGATGACATCCCGGATTGGGTCGGCATCCCGCCGCTGGATTCTGTTGCGTCGGCGGATTGCGGGGGGTAACGTATCGGAGCGCGATTTAGCACCTCGCGCGCTTCCTTCTCGCGGCGGTCACGCGGCCACCCTCGGGGCAGATGCGGGCGGCGAGGTTCCCGGGTCGCGGACGGCATCTTCCGCGACCCGGGAGCGAATCACGCCAGGGCGAGCTTCACGCCGGCGCTGATTTCATCCACCGGCCACACGATTTGAAGGCCGCCTTCCTGGTCTGCGATGGCTTCGGCGAGGTCTTGCAAAACCTCGGCGTTGCCCAGGTTCAGCGGCGCGTTGGGCGTGACGCCCATGTGGTCGCAGACGAAATTGATGTAGGAATCGGTGTTGTTGTTGTCGGCTGGGGGCGCCCATCGGCCGATGATTTGCGCGACCGTGCGCAGCCCGTGGGCCCGTTGATAGGTCAGCAGGCACACCCCGAGCGCCCGCCAGCCCATCACGCGCGAGGCGAAGATGGCGAATGGGCCGCCGGGTGAATCGTCGATTGCCACCTGCCCCTCCCATTGCTCGGGAGGCGGGAGGGTGCGGAGGTCGCCAGGGTTGTTGTTCCGCCACGGGCGCACGTTGGCCCAAGGGACGCCGGCGTCCGGCGCGGTCAGGACGCCGGCAGGGGAGGGTTTGTCACGATGGTCCCGCTGTTGACCGCTGGGGTGGTCCCGAGGGCCTGTAGGCGGCCGTGCGCGTCCATGGCGGCCTGCCCGATGGATTGCAGGTCGGCCGGCGTGAGCGCCACGCCGTTGACCATCTTGGACACGGCGCCGATGGCACCGGCAACCTCGGGCGCGGCCTGCGCGATCAGCGTGAGGAGCGAAACAATAGCGATGGGGTTCACTTGCTGGGCACTCCGGCGGCGGTCATGCAAGGCGTGAGGGCGGCGAGCGCGTTCTGCGCGGCGTCACTCTCGGCGGCGGAGGGATCGGTGCCAGCCTTGAGGTCGGCCGCGATCGGCCCGACCGCAGCCCATGCGGTGTTGTCGCACGCCTTGACGGCCGCCTGGGCGCCCGGATGGACGGCGACGTACCCCAGCCCGGCGTTGCTGGCGAGGATGTAGGCGCTCAGCAGGCTGGCGGCGGACCGTTGGGCGCTGGTGAGGGCCGAGTTGCTCCCGGGAGCAACGGTGCAACCGGCGATCGTCGCCACGACGGCCATGGAAGCCAGAAGGCGGTTCATGGCGCTGTCACCGCCTTGGTCGGGGGCAACGCAGCGCCGGTCTGGCCGAGCGCCACGGCGAACCCCTTGGCGGCTGCCAGGACGGCTTCGCCGGCGGCCTCGATTGCGGGCACCGGCACGCCGTGGGCGAGCGCGAAAGCCTCACCGGCGGCGATGGCCTGCCCCACGATGGGATCGGAGGCTTCCAGCGTGCGCAGGTCGGTGGCGGCCTGGGCAACGTGCCCGACCAGCCACGCGGCGGCGTGGTCAACGGCGGACAGGGCTTCGCGCCCGGAGGTTTCAATTGTGTCGAGGATGGTCATTGGGGGCTCCCTTGATTGCGGTGTCTATTTACCCGGATTTCTGCCGTGAGGTCACGGACTTTCTGCGACAAAACGGCGGCTTGGGTGGCGAGGCTGGCGCTGTTGTCCGCCTGCCGCTGTAGGATGCGCTCTATCGAGACAAGCTGTGATTGGGTACGGGCGATGGAGGCCGTCATCTGGCCGGCGTTGTACACGATAGAGGCGAGGGCGCCGACAATGGCGATCAGGAGCGCCGAGTTGATGTTCAGTCCAAGGAATCGCACGGGTTTATCGACCATCGGAATGTCCAGGCTGCCGCCGGCATGGTAACAAATGCGCGAGCACCGGGGCAAGCGGGATCAGGGCGCATGGTGCGCGGCCGGCTTCGCGGGCTTGGCCTTGGCCGTCAGCTTGGCGATCTGCGCCCGGAGCGCGGCGATCTGCCGTTCCTGCGCGGCGTTGCGGGCGGCAAGCACTGAGGCGACGGACTGCCATCCGTTCGCGGCTTGGGTCGCGCCCGAGGCAGCTTGTAGCGCGCCTGGGGACAGACTGGCCGGCGGTGCGGTATGCCCGGGTGCCGGGGCGCCCATCGCGGGCAGCGGGGCGAGTAGGGCGGCGGCGAGGATCAGGCGGCGCATGGCGGCCTCCTTAGCAGGCGGACGCGGAGGAAACTATCTGCCCCCCGCTGGTGAAGCACGCATACGATGCCGGCGTGCCAGTGGTGGTCGTGATGACGAGGCTTCCGGCGATCGTCGTAACCGACGTGCTGGGCGTGTTCGTGCCCGTCACCGTCAGGATGTTCTCAATGTTGATGTAATTCGAGGTGCCCGCAGCCGGCGTGTCCACGGTCTGCGCGCCGGACCCGATCAGGATCACGCCGGAGCCGGAGGCGAAGGTGGTGTTGCCAACAACGCCACGACCGCCTGCGAGAATCAGGAAGTTCGAGGCCGTCGTGAGTGCCGCTCCGCTGCGACCGAGACAGGCACCACCCCAGAAGGCCGCGCCGGATGCGCCCTGGCACGCCGACGTTCCCACGGCCGTCACGTCAACCGGCTCGACCCCGTTGATGTTCTCGTTTGCGGCCGCGTCCAGCCCGAACGCCGCGATATTCGAGACTCTCCCGTTTTCGTTCAGCAACGCACCAGCGCCGAAAAGAGCGATACCAGACGAGGCCCCGTTTATGTCGCGCCCCGCGTCCGTGCCAAAACAGGCGTTGCTTGTGCCGGCTCCGGTGCCAGCGCCGGCCGAGTTGCCATCGCCACAAGCGTTGTGTCCAAAGACCGAATTGAAATTCGCTGCCCCCGTAAAGGCCAACCCGGCACGGTCTCCGAAAAAGGTGCTCTCGGTGCCAGCGAAGCCGGAATACGGCGTCTCCGCGCCGCCGAACGTGTTCCCATTGAACGCCGCGAGCGAACCGCCCGTGAGGGAGAAGCCCTGCGGCGTTGAGAGGCTGCCGACCTCTGCGGTCCCCGTCACCGTCAGCGCCGGCATTTCGATCCCGCCCGCCCCGCTCGCCACGAGCGTAGCCGCCGCGCTCGGCGTGTTGCCCCCGGTGATGGTGATCTGGTTGCCTCCGGCGGGGCCGATGGTGACGGAACCGAAGATCGTGCCGCCGCCGGGGCCGATGGCGCCGGGCTGGTATTGCGCCTGCGCGAACGCGACGCCCGGCGTCAGCAGAAGCCCAAGGATCAGAAGAAGCCGTCGCATTACCAATACTCCACCGTGACCGTGACCGCCGAGGCGCCGTCAGAAATGCAGAACGACGCCGGGACCGGCACCACAGAATCCCACACCTTCACCGCGCCCGCCACCAAATGCTCGGAAGGCGGCGCAGTTACGGCGGCGGTGTTGTTCCACGCAATCCACACGCCGCCGGTGGTGGGAGCTTCGACCATGATGAAATGCGACGCCGCGTTGTTCGGCAGGAGTGACGTGCTTGACGTTCCGCACGAAACGGAAATCTGGTTGATCTTGGGAATCGAACCCGCGAACGCCGGGCCGATCAGGAAAGCCGCCAAGAAAGCAAGAACGCGAGACATCATCATCCCCTTTTCGACGCAAGCCAGATACACGGCAGGAACACCAGCAGGTCGTAGCACCCCCCGGCCGCCAGCCGCATCGGGGTGGCATCCGAAATCGCCCGCCACGCCAGCGCGAACGCGCCCACTCCGACCAGCAACAGCAGCCCGCGCGCCGAGACCACCATCGCAGCCCCGTGGAGTGTGCCGATCAGCGCCTGACGCCAAGCCCGGTCAGGGTCAACGCGGTCCGGCGCAGGCGCCCGAGGCGGCTCAATTTGCGCGGGAGGCGGTGCGACGGGCGCGGGGTCGGGCAATTGCCGCATCCCCGTCGCCACCATTCGCGGAACCCGTCGTGGCGTGAATGATTCCGTCGTAGCGGCCGATTCCTGTGCGGCTGACATCGCGGGGATTCTCCTTGGAGTCGAGGGCGGCGATGCGCGTCATCGCTACCAAAAGTTGCACCTTGTCGGAAGGCTTGGCCTCGGAATCGCGATCAAGCTCATCCATGAGCTTCTTGCCGCGTTCGATCAACAGGCCGATGAGAGATTCCGTCATCGCATCGCACTCGGAATGACTACCCGCGCCGCTGCGGCACCCTTTCGGATCGCCTTCCCGATGGCTTCGCGGGCCGGGGACAACGCCCAGCGGCTCAGTGCTTCCATGCCGGGCCGCGAATAGCCGCCCATCGTGGCGCCCAGACCCAGAAGCGGCACCGCGATATCTTCGGGATGATACACAGCTCGGGCGCCGAGACCCAATTCAAGGGCGCCCCCGAGCAAGCTCGGGTGGGCGACAAGCGGCGGATTGCCCATGACCGAAAACGCCCGCTGCGCCGGCGCCTGCAATCGAGCGCGCGACTCCGCGAACAAGCGATCGCTAGGTTCCAGATTCTTTGCGGCCTCGATCAAGTCCTTCGGCGTGAATAACCCAAGGTCCACCGGGCGTGCCAAGCCGGCTTTCCGCGCAATCAGATAGTTGGCATAGGCGTTATCCGCGTTCGCCTTGAGCGCCTTCATGCCGGGTGCCGTCTCGGCGGCATTATCGGTCATGGACCGGACGAACAGCTTGAGCGCGTTGCCGATTTCCCGTTTCTCAGGGTCCGGGGACAACCGCAGAATCTTCCCCTGGCGGCGCAGCCATGACACCTTATTCGCGAACTCCGATCCCGTTAACTTCTTCCATGCCGGCGCCGGCCCATACAGCCAAGGAAGGCGGTCGCGCACGATATTATCGAATCCCCCCCGCAGCGCAGGCGAGAGATCGTTGCGGATTCCCCCGAACTCCGACAGGAATTGCTGGTTCGGGGTGAAAACCAGATTCGGGACCGCCGTCCCGTAAGCCGTGTCGATCGGATCGCGGGCGAGCCCGGCCATGTCTCGCGCCGCCGTTCCTGGCGGAAGCGATGCCCCGAGCGGGCGCAGCACCTCATTCCAGATTGCACGGTCGAAATCCTCGACCATCCGACGATCGCCTTGCGCCACCGCCACGCCGGCGCCCGGAACGCGGTCAAGCAGAGTCGCCAGCGTCGAACCGGCGCTACCCGTCAGCGCGCCAGGGGTCAGCCGCACGCCCTGGTTGAGCAGCTCGCGCGCCTCCTTCGACACGGGGCGCCCGATGATGCTCCCCAGGCCGCGCAGCGCCAGATCACCACCGGCGCCGCCGAGCATTTGCAGCGCCTCCATCACCGCGTCAGGCTTGCCCCCGGGGACTGGTTGCAGCGCGCCCGCTGTCGCTCCCTCCAACGCCCCGCGCCCGATCGCCCGGGCCGCGCCGGCGGCCTCGGGCATCACCGCGTCGCCCACCGCCTCCGGGACCAAATAGTTGAGCGGATTGGCGACGTCGGCGAGGAACCGGGTCGTGGGCGCCTTCTGCGCGCGCTCGCGGAGCGCCTGCGCCCATGAGGCGAGCGATGACCACCCCGGCACGTGCGCCGCCAGCGCGGAGGCGCCCGGCACAAGCCCTACAAGGTTGGCAGCGCCTTCCACCGGGTCGACAAGCCCCTGTAGCACCGCCGCGCCCATCGTGCGGCTCACAGGTGGCACTCCGCCCGTGCCGCCGTATTCGGCGCCCAGCGCGTAGGGATTGAGGGACGCGCCAGGCTTGGGCGTGGCGGCCCATTTGGTAGAAGCGTAGTGCTGGCGGAGCATCCGCAACATCGTCTGTTGCGGGGTCCCGTCCGGGAAATCGAACGTCGCGCCGTCCGGTCCGCTGACGCGAATGGTCATCAGTGAACCCTTTCCATGGCGTCCTTGCCCGGGTCATACACGAAATGCGTGGCGCCAGGGAGGGCACCGGCCGGCGCGCCAGGGGCCGCTCCGGCGCGGTCGAGCTCGTGCAATTCCGCTCGCGCCGCCGGGCTCAGGAGCGTATCGAAGTCCGTCATCCCGGTCGTGGCGCGGAACCGCGTGCGAAGCGCGCCCAGCTGCCCCGCCGCCAGCCGAAGCATCGCCTGAATCACCCGCCGTCGCTGCGCCGGACTGCCCGTCTGCATAAGGTTGGCCGCGGCTTGCAGGCGCTCGGATTCACCGCCGCCCCCGGGCACGATTGCCTTGACAAGTTCCTGCCCGACAATCGACGCGACGGCGTGATAGGTTGGCGCCCCGGGCATTCCGAATTGGGTTTGGAACCATTGCAACGCTCTGTTTGCCGCCTTCACGTGGCCGGAAGCAATTTCCTTCGCCGCCTCATTAAGAACATGAAGGTGGTTGATAACGGCATTGAAGGACTGGATTTGCTGCCCTTGCGGACCGGCGAAGAAGTTCTTCGCGGCGGCGTTCATCGCGTTATAGCGGACCATGCTCCATTGCGGGTTGATCTTGCGGACCAGACTCATAATGTGAATCCATTCCGGCCGGGCAAGAGCGAAGGAAGATGGCACAAACTCATAGTGCGCCACTCCCTCCGCGATCTTCTGCAGCGGGTCGGCCTCCGGCGCTCCGTTGCCGTGGGGCGCCGGCGATAATCCAGACTCCTTCATAATCGAAGGGGGAACCGGGAGCCCGGCGGCCTGCAATTTCGCCACCACGGCGGCGGCCTTGAGACGACTCGTCTGCGCCTGAGCCTCCATCTTCGTTTGCAGGAGGTGCAATTCCAGACCGAACCGAAGCCGCTCCATGGCAAGCCGCGCCGCCGCCTGCGCGCTCCGGGCGCCTATCGACGCTTCCATGAGATGATCCCGGCTCGCGGCTGCCTGCGCCGAAAGCTCGCCCTTCGCCTCCGACAAGTTGAAATTAGCCTTCTGCAAAGCCGCGATGTAGGATTCCTGTTGCTCGCGGTTCAATTCGATTGCCCGCTTGAGGTTCAGCTCGAAATCCTGGCGATGCTGCGCCGCCGCTTGCATGTTGCCGGCCTGGAAAGCGTGCATCCCGTTCGCGGCTGCGTTCAACGCCGCCACCATAGGCTCACGGGTCGCAAGCGAACCGAAAATCGCCAGCAAGGTGCCCCAGTTTCCCAGACCGCCCATGACCTCGGCATCGTGCATCGGCGGCAACACCGGCAGCTTCGCCAATTCCGGTGCGTCGGGCGTCTTGATGGCCCGCATACGGTCGATGATGCCCTGGTAGCCGGAGACCTGCTGTTGCACCTCGCGGATCGTCCGGTGCGGCGGTGGGGGCGCTGGGGGCGCCGGCGGCGTCTGCGCGGGCGGCGCTGTGGCGCCCGGCGCCGCCGGCATGGCGATATTCGCGCTCATGCCGTGGCCTTCGGCGGCTGGTTGTAGCCTGCGCTATAGGCCGCCGCGGTGGCAAAGTTCGACAGCGCGTTCGACAACGCCGAATCCTGCGAAAGTTGCACCGAAGCGACCGGGCCGAGCGTGCTGCTCGCGCTTCCCAGGCCGTTAAGAGCGTTAGAAATCATCTGGTTGGCGATCTGCTGAACGCTCAAGCCTTGTGACGCCGCCGACTGCGCCATCTGGTATTGCTGCGCTGCCATAGATAGGGCCTCTTGGGAAAGAGCGGTTCCTTCGCTGGTGCTGCCCGTCAGACCGAGGCGCGCGTATTCGTTGGCGATGGCGGCTTTCGCTGCCTGATCCGCTTGCGTAAGCACCGCCTCCGCGCCCGGCGGAAGATTCCCGGTTGTGGCGTCCTGGATCAGGGCTTGCGCCTGAGATTGGAGCGGCGCCGCCGCGGACTGTTCGTTCAGCGCGGCTTGCTGTTGCTGGTTGGCGATGCCCTGCGACTGCCCGACTGCCGAGGGAAGCGATGGCCGCATGAGCGCGGAAAGCCCCAAGCCGCCGAGCGCAAGCACATTCTGCGGGGTCAGCGCCTTGGACAAGAAGCCCATGATGCCGGACGGCGACAGTCCGCCCCCCGCGACTGCGGCCGGATCGCCCGTCAGCATGAGCGGCGCCGTCGAAAGGTTGCCGCCCCCGCCGAGGGAGAAATTGGCGCCGACCGTCGCCGGCGCCGCCGCCAATGGCGCGCCCGACGCCAATGGTGCGCCCGACGCCACGGCGCCGGTTGGAAGCGCGGAAAGGGTCAGGAGGCCAGCCGAGGATGGCGCCGCGAGGGAGCTGATCCCGCCCAGTCCCGCCCCGGTGGCGCCCAGGCCATCCGTGGCGAAGGATGACGCCCCGCCGGCGGTAGAACCGATCTGAGATGCACTGTCCGCGGCGACCGGGCCGGAGCCCGCGATGTTGCTCGCGCCCCCGCCGAACAACGATCCGATGTCCGATCCGAGGCTGCCGATGCCGGACCAAATGTCGGAAAGGCCGCTCCCGATGTCGGAGCCGACATTGCCGAGAAACGAACCAAGATCGCCGAGGAAACCACTCATTGTCCCAAACCTCCCGCCAGCGCCGAGTCGGCGGCGGTCTGCTGCTGTTGCGCCGCCTGGAAAGGTTGCAACCATCCGGGCAGCGCGGACGGATTGAGCACCTGCGCCCCGGAGGTCGGGTCGAAGGTGAAAAACTGCGGCGTCGCGGTCGGCGAAATGGCCGGCGTGTATCCTTCACCCGCAGGGGCGAGGAAATCCGAGGCGACTTGCTGCGCCGCGCCGCTGTTCCCCCACGCCGTCGCCGCCTGCCCGGACAACATGCCGGGGTCGAAGCCGGTTGGCCCGAGCTCGGACGCGAACAGCCCCAAGCTGCCAGCCGGGTCGGGGGTGATGCTGCCGAACGAAGATGCGCTGGGCGAGCCCTCGAATATCGAGAGAATCTTGCCCAGTCCGGTGTCCGCGAGGCCGAGCGTGGTAGCGAGGGAAGCCGTGTCCGCCGCCGTTCCGGCCCCAGCGCCTGCCCCGACCGCCCCGAGCGCGGCGGCGCCGCCGCCGACCGCCAATGGAAACGAAAGCGCCCCGAGGATGCCGGTCAACGGCTGGTCGAACGCACGCCCCAAGCCGCCGAAGAAGCCGCCCTTGGTCGGGTCATAATGTTGCACCTGCCACTGGATTTGGTCGGCTAGGCTTTGCACGCCCTGCTGATTCGGCGCGGCGTAGCCGGTGCCGGTGGGAAGCCACCCTGCCGTTCCGGGCGTCACCGCGTGGGGAATGTCGGCCGAAATGTTGCCATGAGTGACGTTCGCCAACTGGTCGGCCCAGCCGACAACGGATGGGTCAACCGGAAGCGCGGTGGTGATCCCCTGCCAGGGGTTCGCGCTGCTGGCCGCCGCCGGGTCAATCGAAGCCGGAGGCGTTACCCCGGCACCCGTGCCACCAGACCCGGCACCCTTGGAAGCGGCGGCGCCAGCGGCCTGCCCAGACCCGAACACCGAAGCCAGCGTCGGGGCCGAAGCGGGCGTCGCGGGCGCGCCGCCGGTCGAAGACAGAAGCCAGGAAAACAGGTCCGACATGGCGCCCCCTTACCACACGGCGCCGCCGCGCGCATCCTATATCCCGATCCGCAGCCGGACGGCTTGGTGTTCCGAGAAATTGAGATACAGGAAGGCGCGCACAGCAAGCGGGTCGCGCCAGTCCACGTCCATGAGGTCGCTTCCCGGCAGGGAGAAGAACGAGTTCATGTCGTTGTGCGCTTGCTGGTGTGCCAACAGGAAGGCGCGGCGGTCTTGCGGGATCGGGTCCAGATTGTAGATGGGAAGCGTGAAGTTCGCGTATTGCTTCACGCCGCCCACAATCTCGATATGGTCCTGAGCGTGGTTGAACGCCCATTCATCCCACCCGTGGATTCCGGGCGGCAGAAACTCAATCTGAGCGAGAGGCATCCGGGATGTCCTGGCCGCGATCAGAACCTTCCCGCTTATTGCGATTGGCGCCGAAGTTCTGCGCCGCGAGGGCCGGCCCCTTGGGCTGAAAGAGGGGCCGGTCCGCGCGATACACCGCGCCGCCGGCGATTTCCACGCCGGCGGCACGAGGATTCGGCGGATCGGGGAACCTCACCGCTTCGCCTTGCGGTGAGCGGCGCGAGCCGACTTGTGGTCGCGCTTGTGGTCGCGGGTGGCCATACGAGCCTTCCGCAGGTTCTTGCGGGCGGCAGCCTTCTGGGCACGAGTAGCCATGGTAGGTCTCCTACAAGTCCGCGGGATGCGGGCCGGCGTAGCGAACGATTGTCCCGGCAACCCGTCAACACCTATTTGCGGGTTGCGCGCCGACCGCCCTTGCGCCACTTGCGGGAGATCAGCACGAAACGCGCTCTTTTCCCTGTCTTTCCAGGGGCATGATAGTTCTTCCTCGCCCAAGCTGTGAGGCTCATGCCGGCGCGTTTCGCGGCTGCGGTCGCGGCGCCTGGGCGCCTGACGGGATGGAACCCAGATTTCGCCATTTCGGCATTCTCCTTTCCTTGTCTAGCGTTTTTCGTTTCATACGCCGGCGGGCATGGGCGGCTTGCTCGGGAGCGTCGCCGCCGCGGCGGGGGTGCCGTTCACGATCGCGGCCATGTCGCCCGCGTACACGCGCCACACGGCGGGGAACGGCAGTCCGAGCGCCAGACACCGAACGGCCACCCGCTCGGCTTCTGCGAGCGCCAGACGGGCAGCGTCGCGCATCCGCGCCGTCGCCGCCCCGGGTGCTTCCACGAGCGCGTCGCCGTCGCGGGTCCAGGCCGCCGGCTCGGCGGCTTGCTCCGCCGTGCAAGGAGCTTGGTGCGCGGGATATGCCTCGGGCGCCTCGGCATAGGCATGGGCGCCGATCCCGTTGCCGTGCTCGTCGAAGACGATTGCGAAAAAGGTCATGGTCATGCCATCGGCAAAAAGAAGCAAGAAACGCTCACGTTTGCGGTCTGCGATACCGAGGATGTGAGCGTGATCGTGGCGGTGGTGGTCTGCCCGGTGGTCATCGGCAGATACCCGAAATCGGTCCCGAAGGTGGCGTAAAAAACTTCCGTCAGCCCAACAAACCCGCCCAACGATGTCGAAAGCGTGAAGGACGTTGAACTGTCTGTCGAAGATGAATATGCGCCCTGGCAGATCAGCACGCCGGCGCTCGGCGCGGTGAAGGTTCCGGTGGTCGCGGCGATGGTGGTCCCGCTGGTGGTGGCGTAAGCCCCAACGGGAACCGCGTTCTTCACCTGCTGATAGGCAACCGCGTCGAGGCCGGACGCGCCGTTGGCGCCGAGAGTGAACACGCCGGCATCCGTCAGCTGCGCGATGCTGGCGGATTGTGCGTCGTTCAGAATCTTGAGCAACCCGGCAGCAACTTGAATGGTCTTGCTGGGCGTGGTTGAACCATTGCCGATCAGCTTGAACGAAACGCCGCTCGCGTTGCCCGTGTCAGACAAGATCACCAGCCCGGAACCACTGCCGGTGCCAGTGACCTCGCCACCACCCGCGAGGTTCAAGACGGCGGCGAAATTGGCATCAAGCTGGGCGCCAGTCGCGGCCGTCACGCTTGCAAAGGAATTAGGAACAGACATCTAAGCCCCCAACAAAACGCGGTTGCGATAACCGATCGCCACCTGTTGCAACGAAAAATCTTCCGCCGTGCTTTGCATATCGACGGCCATATATTGCCCCCACGTCTGGATTGCAGTTCCCGAGATGCCGAGGTTAGGACGTTGCCACACGATCGCGTCCGACGCCGAATTGGTCCAAGATATAGATGCGCCCGTCGAATTGGTCCAGGTGAGCATGGACGTGGCGCCCGCAAGCGTCACAGTCTGCGACCCCCGGTCGCTTTGCACGGAAGCCGTGAAGCTCACTCCGGTTCCGGCAATATCGTCGGCCTGCATAAAGACTCGCGTGAACGCCTTGTTCACCAGGGAAGAAGGGCCGGTGTATGCCTTGGTCGTAAGGCGCTTCGTGAGCGTGGTGGAAGGCACCGCGAACAACTTGAACAAATTGCTCCCGTCCGTCCCGTAAACCGACGAATCAGACCCGATCTGCGAGGTCGTGATGAGCGTAAGCGAAACCTCTTGCGATGCAGTGAACCACTTTTGCCCGGTCCAGCACAACATGATGTTGCGCGTGGTGCCGAATACATCCGTCACGTTCACCAGACACACGATGCACTTAGTTCCGTGGAACACCGCCAACCCCATGTTTGGCGGCAAGGCGGACGTGTTGATATTCTCAAACAACGTCTGAATCTTGTCGGAAGAAATTTGCGCCGCGCCCCCGTAGAGCGTGTAAATCCCCGCCGCGCTGAACATCACCATCGCGCGCCCGAGGCGAACAGGCTGCTGTGTAATCAGCTGCCCCACCTCGGGGTCAACGTTCGCATATGTGAACGTCGTGGTCGCAGGCGACCCGCTGGTGTTCACGCTCGAAATGGCGTTGATGGAGTTGTCGCCCATTACAAACAGGAACGTGCCCGATTGCACAACGGACTTGACCGAAGAAACAAGGAACGGATCGGTGGGGGTCGCCGTGCCGCTCCCAGCCGACCCGGACAAGTCCGCGCCGTTCCCAGGCGATGACCATCCGTAATCCGATCCGGTCGTGGTATCTGTCACATACCACAACCGCCCCTGGTACGGCTCGCCGCTTTTGACCTTCCACGGCGGGGAGGCCGGGGCGAATAGCGCGGTCGTGGCGCCTCCCGTGAGCCAGGTCGGGGCGTTCGCGCCCGGGGACGTGAGGGTGGTGCCGTCCCAAGCGAACATGCCCAGCGGCGCCAGGATAGCGACGCCTGAGGCACCCCATTGCACAACCGGGATCGGCAGGGCGTATGGCGAGTAGCTGCCCGCTGCCCAGAACGTCCCGGCTGCCCAGCGCGTGAGAGTGCCCGATGTCAGGTTCACGTCGAAGCCGCCGCCGTCGGACGTGAACGCCAGGACGTGCCCGGTGCCACCGCCGGCGAACGACGCCCATCCGGCCAGAGAGACGATCGTGTGACCGCTCGGAGCGGAGCCCAGGGTCGGCCCCTTGCCGTACAGCGACCGCAAGTTGCCATCGCCGAGCGGCACCATATTCTCAATCCACCACGCTTCCTGATCGCCGATGGCCGTCTGTGCCGCTTGGTTGTTCATCCCCGCCCATTGGGTCACGGCGATAACGTCGAAATTGTCGCGTGATTGCAGCGCGCTCGCCCCGGGCGCCGGGCCGCGCGATGGAGGTTGCCGCTGCGCGCCCGACATTACCGCGATCCCACCACGAATTGCGGCTTTACAACCCTCGCAGCCCAGGGGTTCATCTGCATCATCCGGGCGAACATCTGGTCCGCATCCGCTGGCCGTTGCTGGCTTAGCAACGCGAGATAGGCCGCATAGAATGGAACTAAGTCAGTCCAGGGGTAGGGGATCGCTTCGGGGTCCGCATCGGTATTCAAGGCCAGCGGCAAGCAGGTGCAATCCCAGTCCATCGGGTTAGCCTGCGAAGGGATCGGCCCCAGATAGATAGAACCGAGCGAACCGAACGAGAATTGTGACCAGAAGCCAACAGATGGGCTTCCCGTGAATGTGCCGTTATAGATGCGGATTCGCGCTTGGAATGTGGTCCATACCATTTGGCGCCACAACGGCTTAATGGAACCGTTGGCGATGGCAACGGACCGCACCGCCAGAACCTCGCCGATACCGCTCCCGCTCGGGATCAAAGTATTGACGAAGCTGAAAGGATATACCTCTTGCGAAGCAACTGTCTCGTTTTGACCGCTCCCGCTCGGAGGCAGCCACCGGACGCATTCTCCGGTAGCTGCGATCCTGTTCCGAGCGGTATTGATGAACGTGGTCAGTGATGCGGTCGTGTAGAACTGGCCGGCCGTATCGCCGAGTAACGATTGCGTCGCGGTCAGGTAGGACGTGAGCACATCACGCGCCGAGAATCTGGATGTACTGTGTCACTGTCCCCCCAGTGGAAGTCGCCTTGATGTTCACGTTCTGCCCATCGCTCGCAACGCGCCCCACCGAACTCGCCGCCAGCGCGGTGAGGGTTGTGCCGGACGAAATCTCGAACTCGACGGAATCTTGAGCGCCGGTAGAAACGACCCAATCGCCGACCGGCAGCACGAAACTGCCGTTGGCCGCGAGGGTGACGGAATTGACCGGCCCGAACGGCGAACCGTACGAACCGGGATAGCCCGGATTGGCAACGGTAACGGGAAGCATGGTGATGCCCTTACCAAGTGTAGGAAGAAGTGATGCCGGTCACGATCATACCGGACGAAGGCTTCTTGCAGATCAGGTTCGCGGCCGTCACCTGCGCGCCGATGTAACCCAGCTGGCCCTGCGCCAGCGTAGGCTCCCACCCGGTCCAGGCGAACGACGCATCCTCATGCACACCAAGACCGATGTAGCGCGAGTTGATGAAGTACGCGGTGCCTTGCGCCAGATTCTGGTCGAAGAAGATAGGGGTGTTCCCGAGCATCAACCCACGGAAGCCGGAATTGATCGCGTCTTCCTTGCCCCACTGGCCGCGTGGCGTGATCTGATACCGCTCGTCGGTCATGAAATCGGTCAGAAGCCCGGTCCAGTCCTCGATGGAAAGGATTCCGAAGTCGGGCGCTTCGCCATTGGCCGCCTTGGTGGCCTGGAGGAGAAGGGGCGTCGTATTCGCGCGGGTCAGGGCCGATCCGAAGGACGTGACCTTCGTTCCCTTCCATCCTTGATAGGTGCTCCGGTTCAGACTGGCATAGCTGGCGACGGTGGTGCCATCGTCGTATGCGTCCTGAAGGCCATACATCACGGTTGCGAGGTTATTCAGGTTTGAACCAAAGATCGCGCTGCTGAGCGCCGTCGAATTGGCGTTCTTCAGGTCATTGAGCTTCAGTTCCAGCCGCGACGTGACGGCCACGGCACCCTTTTCGATCAGGGATTCGAGGCCGAAATACGGAACTGGAGCGATCAGCGGATACAGGTTGTATTCCGCGTTTGCTTCCTGCGCCGAATCTTGCGGCAGCGTGAAGGTGCCACCAGCTCCGGCCCATTGGGCACTCGTGTAATTTCCGACCTGCACCGGCTGAGTGAACGGCGAGAGGCCCCCGGAAATCGTCTGCGCGTTGCGAAGGAACAGCGCGAACGTCGGGGATGCTTTCGCCATCAGGTTTACCGTCGTGCGCGCGAACACGCGACGGTAGAGGTTCGTCATTTCGGTCCCGATGGGACCGCCGGGTACTAGCCCGACACCAGTCTGCGGCACTTGTTACCTCCGCGCGGCCGTGAGGCCGTCCATGAGTTGCTTCACACCCCACTTGATGGGATCGGCAAAAGATTCCTCGGCGTCCTTGGCGGCAGCGTCGAAATCGAACAGCGCGGCGCCATCCGCACCACCGCCGGCCGCGGTTCCCGTGAGCCCGGGTTCGTCGTGCAAAAGCGCGCGGGCCGCTACCATTGGGTCCGGCGTGCCGGTATCGACCATGAACTTTTCCAGCCGCTCGCGGCCGGCCGGCGTGAGGCCGAGGGAAGAGGTAGCCTCGGCGAGCTTGCGTTCAACCTCGGCCCGCGTCTTCTCTTCCTCGCGTTCCTGCCGCAACTGCTTCAGGGTGTCCATCACGGATGCGAGGCCGTTCTTGAACTCGCCGCGCAGCTCCTCCGCTTGGTCGAAGTCCTTGATCGGCGCGTCGGGGTAGGCTTCCTTCGCGGCCCGCTTGATGACCGGGCCCAGCTTCGGGTGCTCCCACAGGGCGTTCACGCGCTCGAAAGCCGCCGCCCGGGCCTGCAAGGCGGCCAGCTCCGCGTCACTGATCTCGGCCATCACTTGCCACCCTTACCGCCGATCGGGCGGCGCGCAATCGATCCGCGGTCCATGGCCGGGGTCGTGGGGGCGGTCAGCCCCCAGGGCTGCGTCACCCGGTACTGATCCACCTGCTCGATGGTGGAAGGGGTGCGCTCGCTTGGGGCGGCGATCGGCGGGCGGAAATCGTTGTCCATGTCAGCCTCCGGGAGGGGTTACTGGCGCCATCGGCGGAGCGGATGCCGCCCCACCCTGTTGCGCCATGAGATGGGTCAGCATCGCGTTCCTTTGCGTCGATTGCATAAGCGCCCTAATTTGGTCAACCATCGGCGTTTGGGGCCCGGCATTTGCCGTCGGCAGGTGCGGACTGACAAGCTGAATGGCTTTCAGCACTGCCTTATGGACCTCGCTACCGGGCGCCATCTTGGGCAGCTCGGCCTGCATCATGCCGACCGCCGTGGCGAGGCCGGCCAGGCCATCGGCCTGCGCGCCGAGGCCGGGCAACGCATCTACCGGCGGCTGGCGCATCTTGCCCAGCATGGCGAGGATGGCCGGGGGCGGAGGGCCAGCGCCGGGCGCCGTAGCGGGCGCTGGAACGGGAACAGGAGGCAACATCGCACTACTCCTTCTTTTTGGCAGGGGGATGGCTCTTGAGGGCTTCGGCTTCTGCCTGGGCGTGCGCGGCCGCCGCCTCGCGCTGTTTCAGCCGGGCGATCATCATTTTCGCGTGCGGCGGATGCAGCATTTCGATCAGGTCTTCCGCCCCGATCGCGTGCGCCTGGGCGAGCAATTCCGCGTCCGCCCGGATCGTGTCGGCGAAAGCCGGGCTGGCCGAGTGCGCGTCAACCTCGACCTCATACCCTTCGGGCAGCTGGGCGAGGCGCATCATGGCGCCGGCGTCGGTTCGATACTCGCGCGGGTCGGCATTTCGGATGATCCGTGAACCGAGATAGCCGACATCTTCCAACTGGCGTTCGGTTCGGGTCGCCATCCGCAACAGCGGCGGCGACGCGGTGCGAACCAGCGTTCCCGCATGACCGCCGGACCGAACTCCCGATTCGCCCTGGCCCATCAGCACCGCTTGGAACCCTGCCTGCCGGTCTATTTGCTGTAGGAGGAACGACACCTCCTCCAGTTCCTGCGGCGACACGGGCGTTGTCAGCGGCTCCGCCTTCCCCGTCTCGCCAAGGTCGACCATGCCGCCAAGTTGCTCGATGGTATCCCACGACTCCGGGATGTTCCCGCTGGCGCCGCTAAACACCGTCGGCGGGTCTATGTTCCGTTTCCATTTCTTGGTCAATCCATTGATCTTCATCGTAAGCGTGTCTTGAAGCTCAGTAAGATTCTCGATTATGGACGCGCCGAAAAAACTACCCGGCTTGCGAACCGGCTGGATAAGGCGGAACGGGGTGTGCCCTTGCACACCGAAAAGGTTGCGGCGCCGGTATTTCCCAACAATAACGACGTCTGGGAACACCATCTGCAATGTGGTCCAGTCGCCGTCGCGCTCAGGGTCGCGCACCCACAGTTCCGTCAACCAGCGCAGGTTGCGCGCCGGCGAAGGACGCATGGCGGCCGGGGCGGAATCGTTCAGTCCCGACACGTTCCCGGTCCCGTCTACCGGCTCGTTATATTGCCCAAGAGGGTCGAGCGAACCTAGCAAGATGGAGAATTGATGTTCCGCCGGTTCCTCCGTTTCTTCCGGAGTCGAAAGAAGCCGCTCGACCAGCGCATCGGCGGATGACCGCCTATCCGGGTCAGTGCCTCCGGCCATTTCCCACAATTCGGAAATCGTCGGGCGGGAAATGTGGCAGATCGCTTCCTGATCTTCGATCCGCTCAAGAGACTCGCGCAACACGCCGAACGAAAGCGGGTCAACCAGATCAGCTGCCATGCCGAACCCGTCAGTTCGCATTTTCAGCAGCGCCGCGCCCTTCACCAGCGCCACCTTCACCGCTTCACCGAACTCAAGATCAGCGTCGCTTCGCTTGAACTCAGCGGTGAGAATTTCACCGAACGTGTTCGCCATGTCGGATTCGGCCGGCACGACGTTCCCCGCCAAGCTCGCTCGGAACCGGGCCGAGTGCGAGGCGTAGAGATACCCCGACACCCGATCAACGGTCGGGCGAATCGCATTGAACGGTGCCCGCTCGGAGAAGCCCGAGCCGCGGTCGTAGTATCCCTGCATCGTCTGGTAGTACGCGCGGCGCCGACTGGCCGACCGCATACATTCTTCCGTGATGTCGGTAATCCATCCGGGCAGCTTCGCGGGATCATCCGGGATTTTCAACATTACGGAATCAACCGGATGGAGTTCTTAGCAACGTTTCTGCGGTTGAGCAGGTGGCTCCATTGGCTCACCGCCTCGAAATGCGGCGGAGCTCGTTCAACGATCTGCGACGGACCCGGCGGGATCATGCTTTGTAACATGCGGCGTCCGCGCTCGGCCTCGGCGCGGGTGGGAGCGGATGGGATGACGCGCTCGCGACCGATTTTGAAATCGGTGTTGCCGGTGTTTTCCTCGTAAACCTTCCGCGCGATCTCGGTTGCCCGCGCCACGGGGGAACCTCCGATTGCCGGGGGCTTGAACTCCTGCCGATACTGCGCCGCGCACTCGGAACAATCCGGCGGCTCGGAGTTCCATTCCTCGGCCGTAAGTTCAACCTCAATCGAGTGCCCGCAGTCTGGGCACATATAGGTTCGCAGGATCATCGTTGGATTGCTCCTTGTGTGCCGATGCGACCGAGAAATCTTCGCACCATGCCTTGCGCCTGCCCTTGAACCGTGGAAGGCGATGACGCTTGCGCCGCGCTCCACGACGTGCCCTTGGCGATCAGGCGCTTGCGCTGCCATGCCGACCACGCCTCGTGCGCGAGGCCGGCCGCCATCGTCAGGTCATCGTGAAGGTCTTTGCCTTGCGCCTCGATATGATGGCCGAGCTGCACCACCTGCCGCATTTCGGTGGCTAGGCGCATGGAACGAATGACGATGCGATTGAGCAAGATCGAATCCCGGAATCCCGCGAACATGCGGGCCTTGTTGTCCGCGTTCGTTTGCCAGTTGTAAACGTAATTCCCACGCATCGCGTCCGGGCGCTTGTAGAGATACCACCGAATTGCGCCGAGAAAGTCCTTGAGCGATCCGTCACCCTGCGGCATAGCGAAATCCGCTTCGGCGCGCAGCGCGCGGAGCTGGTTCATTACCTCGCCGCCTGGGCCGGTAATTTCCAGGTTCACGATGCTGTTGCGGTAGCAGCCGGCTAAGTGAGCAAGGACCCACGCGATCTTATAGGTTTCGACATCGCGCGAACGATATTCCGCCACCTGCTCGATACGATCCGCATACCCCCGGAACACTTGCACGGCGTGGTAGTCGGAATCGGGCGAACGCGCGAACGAAGGATCAACGCCGATCGCATACACGCCATCGGGGACCGGCTCTTGGAAGATGCGAAGGTCGGCTTCTTCCACGTCCTTCGCCAACGTCAGTTCCGTGTCCCGGAAGCTGTCCCCGAACTCATACCGCAATCCTCGGAAAACCGGCGGCTTGCTTTTCAGACCTTCCACGATATGCAGGAGATACCTCGACGGGAAATAAGAAGGCCCGGTTGCAACGAACGCTTCTTCTTCCGTCCATGGATACTCTTGCGCGACGCCCTCCGGCGACATGACCGAAAGTTGAGCTCGTCGCCACGCGATCTGTTCCTGAGTGATCTTGATGCCGTAGTTCTTCAGCACGTAATGAACGAGGTCGGCTTCTTCGCGCGAAACCTTGCCGTTCCAATAGAACTTGAACTCCCGCGTTCCTCGCGCGAGGCGATATTCCGGGTGCGCCCATGCCCCGATAAACAGAAACGCCCGGCGCGGGTCGGCCTTGGCTTCTTGGCAGTGATCGTAGAACCAGTTATATCCTTCTGCGGTGCTTTCCCACACATACAGGCGGCTGCGGTTCTTCTGCGCCAGCGCTGCGCGGAGAGAATCAATATCGACGCCCGGCCCCCACTTGGCGCACTCGGTTGCATGAAGAAGGTTGATAGCCCGCGACGTTCCGAGACCCTTCTTGCCAGCCCGGCGCCCGGCCGTCATGTAGTCAATGGTCGATCCGTTGCTGGCGATCAACTGTGAACGGTTGTTCACCGTGATCGTCGCGCCAGTCCATTCTGGCGGCAG